GACATGACGAAGGTGAACTACAGCTCGGCGCGCATCGCCGAGCTGGCCGAGCGCGACCACTGGCGCGGCGTGGCCCATTGGTTTGTGAGCAGCTTCGTGCAGCCGGTCTTCCGGCAGTGGCTGGAGATGGCGCTGCTGTCCAACCAGATCACGCTGGCCAGCGGGCAGCCCCTGTCGGTCAGCCGCATGGAGAAGTACCTGGCCGGCGTGGCCTTCCGCGGCCGCGGGTGGGACTGGGTCGATCCGCTCAAGGAAGTGACGGCCGCCAAGATGGCGCGCGAGGAAGGCTTCGCCACGCGCAGCCAGATCGTTGCGGCCAAGGGCGGCGACTTTGAAGAGAACGTCATCGAGATCGCGCAAGAGGACGAGATCCTGCGCGACAACAAGGTCGCGCTCGGCGCGGCTACGCCCGCGCTACCCGCAACCGCGCCAACGCCTGGCGCACTCCCCATCGACCCTAACGCAGCAGAGGAACCCCTGCCATGAGTGAAGCCATCGCAAACCCGCCAAACGCCTACATGCGCAAGTTCGCCGGGCAAGACTGCAAGCGTGCGGTCGGCCTGGTGGGCGCCATCGACGTGGAGGCCCGCACCGTCGAGATCGCATGGGCGTCCGAGATCTTCGGCGACCGCGGGTTCCTGTTTGAAGTACTGGACTGCAAGCCTCAATCCGTGCGCCTGGGCCGGCTGTCGGATGGAGGTGCGGTGCTTTTCAACCACGACCAGAACGTGCTGCTCGGCGTGGTGGAGAGCGTGAGGATGGACCCTGATCGGGTGGGCCGGGCGCAGGTGCGCTTCGACACATCCGAGGAAGCCGACAAGCGCTTCCAGCAGGTGGTGAACAAGGTGCTGCGCCACGTCAGTGTGCAGTACCGCATTCACGACGCCATCAATGAAGGCAAACGCGACGGCGTCGACGTCTTCCGCGTGGTGGATTGGGAACCTTACGAGCTGTCGTTCGTGACGATCCCCTTCGACCACGGCGTGGGTGTCGGCCGCGCCGCAGCGCCCGCCGAGCAGCTGATCGACCTTCCCCCCATCACCGCTCAACCAAAGGAAACCCGAGCAATGGAAACGACCCAAACCACCACCACGCAGCCGGCCGCTCCGAGCGCCGAGGCCGTCGACATCAAGCGCCGCGACGCCATCATCGAGCTGGGCGTGCGCTACGCCGACTACCTGTCGCTGGCCGACGTCCAGAAGGCCTGCCGCGACAACACCTCCGTGCACGACGTGCAAGAGCTGGTCATGCAGAAGCTGGCCACCAAGCACACCGACACGCGCGGCGCGCACATCGGCATGGAGAAGCGCGAGATCGCGCAGTACAGCATCGCTCGCGCGGTGCGCGCCATGGTCACGGGCGACTGGGGCGATGCGGGCCTCGAGCGCGAGGCCAGCAGCGCTGCCGCCAAGCGCTTCGGCACCGGCACCAAGGGCCTGCTGTTGCCCATGGACGTACTGGCCGCTCGCGATTTCACCGCCGGCACCGCCAGCGAAGCCGGCAACCTGGTCAGCACCACGCTGCGCCCGGATCTGTTCGCCGACGTGTTGCGCAACCGCCTGGCGCTGGGCCGCCTGGGCGTCACCATGCTGTTCGGCCTGTCGGGCAACATCGACATCCCGCGCAAGCTCACCGGCAACTCGCTGGGCTTCCTGACGGAAATCGGCGCGGCCGCGGAGACCAACCCCACCACCGGCAAGGTGTCGCTGACGCCCAAGCGCATCGGCGGCTACATCGAGTTTTCCAAGCAGGCCGTCATCCAGAGTGCCCTTGCGGTGGAGCCCATGCTGCGCCAGGACATCTACGCGGAGTACCAGGTGCAGTTTGAGAACGCGGCCATCAACGGCAGCGGCGCGGGCGCCAACCCGCGCGGCATCCGCAGCACCAGCGGCATCGGCGCCGTGGTCGGTGGCCCCAACGGGGCGCAGCTCAACTGGGGCCACATCGTGGGCCTGGAGTCGGCGTGCGCGAACGTCAACTCGGAGCCCGATGCTGGCAGCGGCTACCTGGTCAACACCCGCACCCGCGGCTGGACCAAGCAGACGCTGAAGGCCGCCGGCCTGCCCTTCATCTGGGACAACGGCAGCACGCCGCTCAACGGCTACAAGGCCGAGGTCACCAACACGGTACCGAACACCTTGGTCAAGGGCGCTTCCGGCGCCGTCTGCAGCTCGGTCATCTTCGGCTCTAACTGGAACATGCTGGTGATGGCGTCGTTCGGCGCGGTGGAGATCCTGGTCGACGAGACCAGCCTGGCCACCACCGGCATGAACCGGCTGATCTTGAACGGCTTTGTCGACATCGGCTGCCGCCGCGCCGCCGACTTCGCCAGCATGGAAGACGCGCTGACCGTCTGACGCTGGACCGCTCGCTGCGAGCCCCGCGCTTGCAGCATCACCGCGCCCGCCTGGGCAACCTGGCGGGCGCTTTCGTTCACGCACCCCTTCCCCATTAGGAGATTCATCCATGTTTGGAAACAACGACGGCAAGCCGGTCGACATCGTCGTCACCGAGCACACCTACATCGACGGCGAGCTGCAGCTCGCCGGCACCACGCTCGAAGCCGTGCCGGTCGCGCTGGCCATGGAACTGGCCGGTGCCGGCAAGGCTCGCCTGGCCACGCCGGCTGCCAAGGCCGCCGCCAAGGCCGCCAAGGCCGCCAAGGCCGCCGAAGCCACGGCCTGACCGCCATGGCCATGACCGAGGACCTGTCGGTGTTCTTCAGTGACGCCGACTTCGCCGAGTCCGTCGTGCTGGACGGCACCCCCGTGCTGGGCATCTTCGACAACGTCCCGGCGGAGGCCTTCGGCATGGCCACCCACCAGCCGCGCCTGCGCCTGGCCAGCGCCGACGCGGCGGCCGTCACCGGCGCCAGCGTGCTGGTGGCGCGGGGCGTCACCTACCGCGTGCGGCCGGCCCCGCAGCACGACGGCACAGGCGTCTGCACGCTCTGGCTGGAGCGCCAGCCGTGAACCACCAGCGCCACCTCATCCGCGAGGCCGTGGTCGCGCTGCTGGCCGCGGGCGGCACCCCGGCCGGTGCACGCGTGTTCGACGAGCCCTACGACCCGCGCGTCGACTTCCCGGCGCTCACGGTGTGGGACATCACCGAGCAGCAGCAACCCGTCACCCGCCACGCCGACGCCGGCCGCGCCATCGAGCGCGTGCTGGTGCTGGAGGTGCGGGCCGAGGTGCAGCAAAACGCCACCGCCGCCCGGGCGCGCGACCAGCTGCTGGCGCACGTCGAAGCCCTGCTGGCCAGCGCGGGGCTGGCCGGCGTCAAGGCCATTACCCCGGCCGGCTACGCCCCGCAGCAAGACCACGCCGGCGAGCACCCCATCACGGTGGGGCGCCAGCGCTTCGAGATCCTGTACTTCACCGCGCAGGGCGATCCTGCCACCCCCATCTGACCCCACCACCCTGGAGAACCCACCATGACCATGCAAACCGGCGTAGGCCTTGTCATCGCCTACAAGAAGGAGAGCACCTACGGGGTGCTGCCCACCAACGACGCCACGGCCAAGCAGCTGCGGCGCACCGCCTTCGGCCTGAGCCTGAAGAAGGACAGCATCCGCTCCAATGAGCTGCGCAAGGACTACCAGCGCCCCGCCAGCCGGCACGCGATGCGCAAGTCCGATGGCACCATCGAGGGCGAGCTGAGCCTGGGCACCTATGCCGACTTCATCGGCAGCGCGCTGCGGCGCAACTTCGCGGCGGTGTCCAACCTGGCCGCGCTCACCAACGTCACCGCCGCCGCGGTCGCGCCGCAGTTCGTGCGCGCCACCGGCAGCTGGATCACCGATGGCCTGCGCGTGGGCATGGTGGTGCGCTGCACCGGCTGGACGACCACCGCCACCGGCAACAACAGCAAGAACTTCACCATCATCGCGCTCACCGCCACGCAGATGACGGTGGCCGAGACCGTGGTCGCCAAGGCCGCGGGCGACAGCGTGGTCTTCAGCATCCCGGGCAAGGTCAGCTACGTGCCCGCCACCGGCCACACCAACGACTCGTATGCCGTGGAGCAGTGGGCGCCCGATGCGGCGCAGTCGCTGCGCTTCCTGGGGCAAAAGGTCAGCGGCTTCAGCCTGAGCATGCCGCCCAACGACAAGGTCAGCGTGACCTTCCAGTTCATGGGGCAAGACCGGGCCAAGGCCATCACGCAGTACTTCAGCGCGGCCACCGCGGCGGGCACCAGCCAGATGCAGACCGGCCTGTCGGGCGCGGTCTACTACAACGGCACGGTGGTGGGCGTGCTCACGCAGCTCACGCTGGATGTCAGCGGCAACGCCGACACGCTCGGCGTGGTGGGCAGCAACGTCACGCCGGACGTGTTCCTGGGCGCGCTGGACGTCGGTGGCAGCCTGTCGGTGGCGTGGAAGGACGGCGTGTTCGACGACGACTTCGACCTCGAGGTGGAGCGCCCGCTGGTCATCAAGCTGTTGGACAGCTCGGCTGCCGCGGCCGACTTCATGACGCTGACCATGCCAGCCGTCAAGCTCAGCGGTGGCGACCAGCCGGACGCCGAGAAGGCCATCATCCAGTCGTTCCAGTTCGGTGCGCGGGTGGGCGATGGCAGCGCGGGCTACGAGACCACCACGCTGATGGTGCAGGACAGCCTGGCCTGAAGGACGCAAGAACCATGGCATTCGACCGAATCAAGACCCCTACCGTGCGGTCAGTCTCCGAGGCGGGCTACCGCTTCGAGCTGACCGATCTCCGGGACCGTCCGCTGGGCGTGTTCTTCACCGTGCGCGGCACCGACAGTGAGGCCGTGCGCGCATTCCTGGGCCAGCAACTGCAGGACGACCTGCAGCGCGAGATCCAGGCCCGCAAACGCGGCCGCGAGGTCGATCCCAAGAGCCTCGACTTGCGCGTGGCCGAGGCCATCGATCTGGCCGTGGTGGCCACCATCGGCTGGGAAAACATCACGGCCAACGACACGCCGGTGCCCTTCAGTCCAGATGAAGCGCGATCTCTTTATCGCGACTTCAGCTGGATCAGGGCGGCCGTCATTCGGGAGGCACTCGACCCGGGAAACTTCGCGCACAGCTCGTCGCCGAGCTGTGCGCCCACGCCGACGCCGAGTTCGCCCTCAGCCTGACGATCCAGGCCGAGCGGCCGCTACGCGAGCACTACCTCACGGTGCAAAAGGCCACCGGCGAGACGCCGGCGGCCCTCAACACCCCGCCGGCCCCGCCGGCCCTGCGCTACCTGCTCGGCTGGTTTGACGAGCTGAGCGGTACGCGGCAGGAAGGCCTGAATGGGCCGCTGCCCATCACCTGGCAAGACATGCAGGGGTGGGCCACCGTCACCGACACGCCGCTGCAGCCTTGGGAGGCGCGGGCGCTGCACCAGCTGGATCTGCTGTGGCGCGCGGCCTGGGCCGCCGGCCGTCCCAAGTCAGCCAAGAAAGCGAGGGCCTGATGGGCTTCGACATCACCAAGAAGGTCCAGTTCGTACTGGGCATGTCCGGCGACGACGCGGTGAAGAACGCCACCAAGGGCGTGACCGACGGCTTCCTTGACACCGACAAGGCCATCAGCCTGGCCAAGAGCGCCCTGGTGGGCCTGGCCGGCATTGCCAGCGTCAACGTGTTCAAGGACATGGTGATGGGCGTCATCGACGCCACCGGCAAGCTGCACGACCTGAGCATTCAATCGGGTATGTCGGTGGCCGCGCTGGCGCAGTTCAAGGGAGTAGGGGCGTACACGCAGACGGCCATCGAGGACATCGTCGGCGCCAGCAACAAGCTGTCCAAGAGCCTGGCCGGCCAGAACGAAGAGAGCAAGGGCGCCGCGCAGGCCATCCGCGCGCTGGGGCTGGACTTCAACGCGTTCAAGGCAATGTCGCCTGAGCAGCAGACGCTGGCGGTGGCCAAGGCAATGAACCAGTTTGCCGATGGCGCCGGCAAGAGCGCGACGGCCATGATGCTGTACGGGAGAGAGGGCGCGAAACTGCTGCCCTTCTTCCAGGACCTGGCGGACGAATCCGACAAGATCGAGGCGGCGCTCACCGATCAGGAGAAGGCCGCCAAGAAAGCGCAGGCGGCCATGGCGGACGCCTTCGGCGACAACCTCACGGCACTGCAAAAGAACGGCGAGGGGTGGAAGAAGGAGCTGTCGCTCGGGCTGTTGCCCGCGATGTACGAGGTCAGCGAAGTCGTCAAAACCATGGTCGGTGGCACGGGCGGTTTGCGAGAGCAAATGGGCAAACTGGCCGCGGACGGAACCCTGGCCGACTGGGGGCGTAACGCCGTCACGATCCTGTCCTACTTCGTGGACGTAGGCCAGGCGGCACTACGCGTGGTCACGTCAATCGTGAAGGCGTTTATCGGAACCGGAGTTCAGTTCGGTATCGTCATGGAGTCGATCTTTGGCCAAGCAGGCGCCGTCGAGCAGGCGCTGGCCGGGAACTTCAGCGGCGCATTCGATAGGCTGAAAGCCGGATTCCGCGAGGCTGGGGCGGCGGGTCGTGAGGCGTCGGCCGACATAGAGAACACATGGGGCGCCCCGCTGCTGGGGAAGACCTTCCGCGACCGCATGGACGACATCAAAGGGGTCGGTGTTGCTGCGCGAGACATCCGCCCGGATCTGGACGTGAGTGCCCCGGTGGAGAAGACCACCAAGGCCATCAAGGCTGCGACAGACGGCATGGTCGGCCTGGTCGGCAAGATCGGTGAGCTGATCGCGCAGCAGGCCCTGCAGCTCACCACCGGCGACAAGCTCACCGCATCCGAGAAGCTGCGCATCGAGGTGATGCGCAAGCTCACCGGCGCCGAGCGCGAGGCCGCGCTGGCCGCGCTCAAGGTGGCCGATGCGCAGGACGACCTCATCGCCAACGCCAAGGCCGAAGAGCACGCGGTGCAGGCGCTCTACAAGGCCCGCCAGCAAGAGGCCGAGCAGGCCCAGCGCCGCGCCGACGACCTGGTGGGCCAGGTGCAGCGCCAGGAGGAGGAGAACCTGCGGCTCGGCATGACGGCCGAGTCCTATGAGCAGCTCCAGGTGGCGCGCCTGAAAGACCAGAAGCGCCTGGCCGACCTGGTGGTGCAGCAGGACGAGTACCTCGGTCTGTGCAACGCCGAGACCGAGGCGCACCGCCAGACCGCGCAAGCCCTGGCCGACCTGGTGTCGGCGAAGGAGCAGAACGTCTACCTGCAGGGTGCGCAGGCCGCGGTCGCCGCGTGGAAGAGCGCCGCCGATGCCATCGGCTCGGGCATCACCAGCGCGCTGGCCGACGCCTTCAGCACCGGCGGCAACTTCTTCGAGAAGCTGTGGCGCGGCGTCGTGGCCACTTTCAAGAACACCACGCTCAACCTCGCGGTCAACGCGGTGCAGAGCGGCATCAGCAGCGTGGTGCAAGGGGTCGGCTCGGCGGCCATCAATGGCTACAACCAGACCGGCTCGCTGGTGGGCGGCGCCAACTCCGTCTATCGGTACGGCAGTGGCCTGCTCGGTGGCGGCGCGACCTACGGCGCCGGCACCACCACCATGGCCGGCTCGGCGGCCTACGGTGGCGCGGCGGCCGAGGTGGTTGGAGCGGAAGGCGGCGCGGCAGCGGCGGGCACCTCCATGGCGGCCTACGCCGGCTACGCGGCGCTCATCGCCGCGGCTGCCATCCAGGCCAGCAAGGACTACGACGCCGGCTACAACCGCGACCGGGCGCGCAGCACCGGCACGGTGATCGGCGACGCCTCGGCGCGGTGGTCGGAGTTCACCGCCAAGCTGGGCCTGTCGGACAAGTGGGCCGACATCCTGGGCGGCGCCACGCTCACCGCGCGCCTGGGCGACGCGCTGGGCCTGGTGCGCACGCAGCACCAGGGCAGCGTGGTGGGCGTCGACGCCAGCGGGCGCGCCAGCACGCTGATGGGCGACGCCTCGCAGATCACCGCGAACTACTCCGAGGGCCTGGACGGCGCCCTGCGCGTGCTGGCCAGCACCAGCACCAGCATGGTCAAGGACCTGGGCGCGCTGTTCGGCAACACCGGGTCATTCACCGCGGTGGCGAAGTTCGCATCCGATGGGCGCGACCCGTCGATTGGCCAGTTCGCGCTGCAGAACAACGGCCGGCAGATCGGCTATGTCGGCAACGGCACCGACTACGCCAAGTACGCCGACGACGCCGCGGCCGCGCTCGACGCCTATGCCAACGATGTGGCGGGCGCGACGCGTGACGCGCTGAACACGCTGGACCTGCCCGAGTGGGCGCGCCAGACGCTGGCCGATCTCGGCTCCGCTACCACCTTCGTGGAGGTGCAGAACGCCGCCCAGGCCATCACCGCCTTCCAGCACGCGCTGACCGGCCTGCAGGCCGACCTGACGCCCCTGGGCGGCATCTTCGGCCGCGTGGCCGGCCTGAGCAGCGACGCGCTCAAAGAGCTGACCGACTTCGCGGGCGGCATCGAGGCCTTCGCGGCCAAGGCCGGGGCCTTCGTGTCGACGTACTACAGCCAATCCGAGCAGGCCGGCATCGGCGCCCGCACGGTGCTGGACCAGCTCACCGGCCTGGGCATCGACGCGTCCACCTTCACCGGCCTGGCCGACATGCGCCAGCTCGTGGAGAGCGTGGGCATCAGCGACACCGCCGGCCGCCAGCAGCTCGCCGCGCTGCTGGACGTGGCGCAGTCCTTCGCCGACGTCGGCAAGTACCTGGAGGAGCAGCAGCTCACGCTCGGCGAGCTGGCCGCACAGGCGCCTGCACTGGCCATCCTGGACGCCAAGGCGGCCGAGCAGGCCGACACGCAAGCGCAGACGGTCACCGGCCTGGCCACCGTCGACGCCAGCGTGCAGACCACCGGCTCGCTCATCGTCAGCGCGGTGGACGCCATGCGCGACTCGCTGGAGACCGGCCTGGCTTCGCTCATCAGCGCATCTGCCGAAACCGCGCGGCTGCTCGCGGGTTGGGACAACGGCGGCACCATGGCGGTGTCGGTGGACACGCCATGAGAGTGATCATTCCGACGCCCATCACCGCGGCGGTGCTGGTGTCCAGCACGGTGCCCGAGCCCGACACCGGCGAGGTGGCCTGGGCCGGCGGCACCGCCTACGCCGTGGGCGCGCTGGCCTACCGCGCCACCAACCACCGCGTCTATCGCCGCCTGGTGGCCGGCACCACCGCCACGGCGCCCGAGCTGGACACCACCAACTGGGAGCTGGCCGGCAGCACCAACCGCTGGGGCATGTTCGACGCGGAGGTGTCCACGCTCACGCAGGCCACCAGCAGCCTCACCGTGGTGCTGGACGTGGGCGCCATCGACTCGCTGGCCATGGCCGGCCTGCTGGGCAGCACCGCCACCATCACGCTCACCGACGGCGCCGCGGGCCCGGTGGTGTACAGCCGCGTGGTGGACCTGTCGGTGGTCAACATCTTCGATTGGTACACCTACTTCTTCGCGCCCTTCGACCAGGCCGCCACGCTGGTGCTGCAGGACCTGCCGCCCTACACCGCCGGGCGCCTGACCATCACCATCGCCGGCACCGGCACCGTGGCCTGTGGCGCGGTCATCGCGGGCAACCGCTACGACCTGGGCTACTCGCAGCTGGGCATCACCTCGGGCATCAAGACGTACAGCCGCAAGAGCAGCGACGCGTATGGCTTCACCTGGCTGGAAAGGCGCAAGGCCGTCAAGACTTTGCGCGCCCAGGTGCAGACCGAGGCCGGCGCCTTCAACGCCGTGCACCGCCTGCTGGAGGCCAACCTGGACGTCGTCTGCGCCTGGATCGGCGACGACATCGGCGAGCTGGACCCGCTGTTCGTCATCGGGTTCTACCGCGACTTCAGCCTGGCGGTGCAGTTTGCCGACCGGGGCTTCTACAGCCTGCAAATCGAAGGGACCACCGTCTAATGCCCACCTCACCGAGCCCCATCACCGCGCTGGACGGCATCACGCCGCCCAGCCGGAACGACCCCACCAACTTCCGCGCCCGGGGCGATGCCACGCTGGGCGCGTTCCCGGCGCTCATCACGCAGCTGCTGGCCGCCGCGGTGGCCACCTACAACAACGCCGTCGAGGCCCTGGCATCAGCCGAGGCAGCCACGGCATCAGCCAATGCCCCGCTGTGGGTGAGCGGCACCACCTACGTGCTGGGCGCGGTGGCCTGGTCGCCCACCACCCGCTTCGTCTACCGTCGCATCGTGGCCGGCGCGGGGGTGACGGACCCCAGCGCAGACGCCACCAACTGGGCGCTCGCCAATCCGGCGCAGCTCGTGGTGATCAGCGTGGCCGGCACGACGCAGGCCGCCGCGGCCGGCGCTCGCTACCGGCTGAAGAACGCCGCGGCCAGCACGGTCACGCTACCTGCGGCGCCGGCCGACAAGGACACCGTGGCGGTGACCGCCAGCAACGGCCGCACCGACAACGTGGTGGCGCGCAACGCCAAGCTGATCGGCGGCCTGGCCGAGGACCTCACCATTTCATTCGCAGGCGAAACCGTGGTGCTGTGCTACGACAGCGCCGCCGGCTCGTGGGAGTTCACCAATGTCTAACACCGGGCAGTTCAGGGGCATGCGCCCCATCAAGACCACCACCTACACCAGCGGCAGCGGCACGTTCACGCCGCAGGCCGGCACGGCCTGGCTGGAGATCGTGCTCCAGGCGCCTGGCGGCGGTGGCGCAATGAGCGCCAACATCGGCGGCGGCGGCGGCGGCGGCGAGGCGCTGGTGGTTTCAATCCCGGCCAGTGGCGCGATGGCGTATGCCGTCGGCGCCGCTGGCACCGGGGCGGTGGCGAACGGCCCGGGCGGAGACGCCGGCAACGTAACGCTGGGCCACCTGATCGCGTTCGGCGGCAAAGCCGGTGCTCAGGGCTCCACCGGGGCCAACGGTGGCGCGGGCGGCGGCGTCACGCAGACACCAGCGAATGGTGCGCGGCTGGGTGCGATCCCAGGCGGGGCGGGCGGAGGGTATTACGCCACGACCAGCACGGTGTACGTCGCAACGGACGGGCGCGCCGCTGGCCTGCCGGTGCCATACACCAACACGCTCAGCACGATTGCTGAATTGGCCTTCGGCGGCGGCTCGGGCACGGCCTCCATGGCGTCGGGCGGTGGCGGGTCGTTGCTCAGCAAGGGCGGCGCCGGCAGCACCGGCTCGGGCGTGGCGCCGGTTGCGGTGCCGGGGTACGGCGGCGGCGGCGGGGCAGGTAAGGCCATCGCGGGCGCAGCCGGTGCCGGTGGGTACATCAGCATCAAGGAGTACGCAGCATGAGCCGGTACGCACTGATCATCGGCGGTGTCGTGTCCAACGTGGTCGAGTCGGGGGCGGTGCCCACGGTCGATCTCGGCGGGCAGTGGGTCGCGTGCGGCGCGACGGTGGCCCTGGGCGACACATTTGACGGCAGCAACTTTGCGCGGCCGGCTGTTGCGGCATTGCGGCACATCACGCCGCTGGCCTTCCTGTCGCGCTTCACCGACGCGGAGGCCGTGGCCATCGACCTGGCCAGCATCGGCGCCACGGCCCCGGCCGCCGGCCTGCGACGCTACCTGGCCAAGGTCAACGCGGCCAAGCACATCGACCTCGACCGCGCCGACACGCGGGCCGGCGTGCAGGCCCTGGAGGCGGCCTCGCTGCTGGCTGCCGGCCGCGCGCTGCAGATCCTCGACGGCCCGGTGCAGCCCAGCGAGATCCCATGAGGGGGCTCG